GATACTAGACTACTATCTTTTATATTATCAATTACGAAGACAGAATAGATATGGAAGACAATCTTTAGACGCTACAGCTAAGAGAGAAATAGGTGTAGGTAAATTAGATTACTCTCATATCTGTAACTGGATTGGTGATCTTCCATATGAAGATTATGCTACTTTCTTGATGTATAATATTATGGATAACATTTCTCTACTTTTATTAGAAAGAGTTACTAATGACGTGTTTATGGCTACTTATACTAGATTTGATAACCAAACAGAATGGTTCAATGTATTCCGTCCTATGGAGGGTGTAATAGGAACATTTAATGGTCTTAAACTTATGAGTGGACATATACCTGGTAATAATATTAATAAGATACTTATAGGCTTTACAGCTAAACAAATGAAAGAACTTAAAGAAAGGGATGAGTGCCTATATAGAATAGCTAAACAACTTAAAGATGCTAACGTTGATAAGAAAGATAAAGATAAGAATCCTTATAAAGTTGCTGGAGGATTTGTTAGTGATCCTAATGGTATATCTAAGAAGATAAAGAAAGATAGTATATATACTTTCTCTCCTAAAAATTATAATAAATTTATAAACTGTGCTGACGATGATGCTACAGAGATGTATCCCAGTAATAACAAGGCTAATAACTCTTCTAAGACTACAATGTATGGAGTTATATCTTCTATTGGAGGAGATAATAATAAAGATCTTCCACATCTTACAGCTATGTCTTTAATTAATCAAAATTATTGTAATATAGGTAAATATTTATTTGGATTACCTGATACAGAAGATATGATAAAAGAATACTATGGTATAGAAAGAAAGACATTCCGTAAATTAGAAAAGGTAGATAATTTCTGTGATGATCCTGTTGTATTCTTCCCTTCTGATAATAAGAAAGAAAGAAACGCTCTTAAAAGATTGTGGAAAACAATGTATAGAACGAAGTATAATGAAACTGATCAAGGAGTAGGGTTACCGTCAATTAATGATATATTTATTTCTGATGATTCTAATTACATTACGTTATCATATTATTCAACTAAAGTAGAATTAAAATTACGTGGAGAAGAAACATTTAACAGATTAATGGGTATAGCTGGTAAAGGATTTATATGTGGTAAAATAGTAACAAAGGATTCATCTATAATTAATTATAATGATGACTACTTAAGATATATGATACCTAAGAATGAAAAGGAACCAATTATATCACAAGTAGCTTCTGGAGTATTAACACAAACAGAATTAGATAATTTAGTACAATCTAAAATAAGACCAACAGTGTTATCTTTTGGAGATATTAAATTACATACATTAGATAGAGTAATATTCTGGAACAATGTATCTTGTTCACCTATATCTTATGAAGTATATAATAGTAAATCAGATGATGAATTTTTAGTTAAGTTATATTCTACATATGAAAAGGATGGAGTAATCGTAGATATAATACAATCTATAGTAGTATATAATATGGAAGAATTAAATTGATTAAGTCATTTCTATGGAAACAGCTTACTATTAAATATAAAGAATAGGAGGAAGAGATGGCTGAGATAAATAATGATAAAACTACTAATCCTAATACCGGTAGTATAACTAAAATTATAAATGAAAGTAAAAAGAGATTAGATAAAATGTCGAAGGGTATAATCGGATATGGAAGAGATATGGAGAAGATAATAGATCCTTCTATAGATAATATAAACTTCGACAACTTCTCTGTTAATAATGTACGTAGTGTACAAGATAACTTATTCAACATCAGAGGAAATGATAAGAAAAGTAAATATAAAGTAAATGAAGCTATCTACGGTGCTATAGCTTCTATACAAGATGAAAGTATGATAACTGAAGTATTAGAAGGAAGGATTAAATTAAATAATGAATTTAATTACTTATTAAATAATATGACAGAGTTATCTACTTCTCTTGAAGCTTTAGCAGATGATGTAGTTTATCCTAATATAAGTAGTAAATCTGGTATCACTATAGAAATATCTGGTAATGATAACAAGGATGATGATGCTAGAGATGAATTATTAAAATACTTTAGACCAAATCAAAATATATCTGCTACTATAAATAGTGAAAGATTATATAATTTTGATATAGATGCTGAAGTTAAAAATACTGTATTTGATATAGGGGTATACGGTTACCAAATAGTAGCTACTATACCCTATTCAAGTATAGTTACAGATATCCTTTATGATCAAGAAGTTCGAAAGAGTAGAAATGAGAGTGTTGATATTATCAACTCTCGTATAACTGATTATAAGTCTTTTGCTGAGAATGTAAATTCTTTTTTCGAAGAAAAGCATCTTCTTAATAAAGAACGATTGAAAAAGAAAGTAAATGAATTAGGTGTATCTAATATATCAGCTTTTAAAGAAAGAGCAGGAGATATGTTTGACATTATACATGGTACTCCTTATACTAGAGAAGACGTAGATTATGTATTAGAACAGATATCAACCAATAGTGAGAGTATGTTTGTAGCATCTGGTACTACAGATTCTTATACAACTGATTCATCTATAAAAGGTATACAGGACTTATTAGGTACTAAAGAAAATGATGTTAATGGTCTTAGTCTGTATTCTTCTGGTGCATTAGAAGAATTGAGAGCTAAAAGAAATAAGAAATTTGTAGTAGATAATATTGTAGGATGCACTTATGATGTGTTAGATAATACTAAGACAGTACCTGTATTTATTAAAGGACAACTTCTAGGTTGTTATGTATTAACAGACGAATCAGATCTTAAAAGAATACATCTTGGAAAGACATTAACTAACTTATTAGGTACAAATACTTTAATAGATCATAGAGATAACTATAAAGGTAGACTTAGAGATCTAATTCTAAATGATGTAGAAACTATATTGAGAAATAATGTAGATAAGAAATTTGTAAGAAACAATCCTAACTTAATAGAAGATTTAGAATATATTCTTATAAATAGAAATGCAGGAGCAGACGGAGTAGCAGATCAAAACTTCTTAAGAGGATCTGTTAGATTTATACCAGCAGAATATCTTACATTACATAAATTAGGTAAAGGAGATTTAGGAACTCCTTTAATGGCTAAATCTAGAGTATATGCTAAGATGTATATCCAGATGCTAAAGATGGAACATCTGTCTAAAGCATTTTTAGAAAAACCTAGATTTGAAGTAGGAGTAACTCATACTGGAGATTTATCTGCTAAAACAGAAATTACTAAAGCTATGCTTACTTATAGAAATAGTATTCCTAGAATGACTGATGTAGGAGTACCAGATGTAATGACGGATAGTATAGCATCAGCTTATCAATCTGTGTTAATTCCTAAAAATATAAATGGAGATAAATTATTAGATATACAGCAAATGCCTGTATTCCAAGGTAATGATAACGGAGATTATATGAGACAATTAAGAAATGCCGCTACACTACCATTAGGATATCCAGCAGATCTTTTAGATCCATCACAACAGGTTGATTTTGCTAAGAAGATATCTAATATAAATATCCATGTATTGATAAAAGTATTGAGTATACAGAAGTCATTAGAAATATCTTTATCTAAAATGTGTACTAAGAGATTAAGATATATGACTGGTAATAATAAACTGGAAGTAATAATTAAATTTGAAATACCTAGAGAATTAACTGATAATATAACTACTGAAACTATAGGTAAGATTAGAGAGTTAATAGAAATCTATTCTGAATTTATAGATAATGATCCTGAGATAAAAGATGAACACAAAGATCAATTTAAAGTTAAAGTAGGTAAAAAGTTATTTACTGGAGTATTAGATACAGATGAAATAGATGGAATGTATAAAGAATTTAAAGTAGACGGAAAATAACATTGAAAAGAGGTACATTATATGACAAAACTATTTGAAAAAATTAAAGATGTTGTAAGACACCAAAGTGGTGGTTTAACTTATAGAAAGAAATTAAATCATGATTATGATAGTGAAGTATTATTTGATTATAAAGATGGAGTAGGAACTATATCTTTTCATTTCGGTTCACCCCATGTTAAATCATCTTATGTTGATATAAACTATGTGGAACAAGATATGAGTAAACATTATGAAGGTACAGTAGCTTGGGAGAACTTTAAAAAGATAATAGTTAATAAAGTACTAGCTGAACTTAAACACGGATTTAAGAATAATGATGATGTGTCTGATGAAGATATAAATAACTATGTGAAATAGGAGGATACAATGATACTTATAAATAGTAGTGGTAATAATAAGATAAATACTATTTTAGATATGCAAAATATAAATACAGAAGTAATAGAAATAAATTTCTATAATAGAGCTATTAATAATCCTTATCTTATGATGACCATGACAAATGTAATGGAGAATCTAATATATAATGGTAATAAGATATTAATCATATTACATTATTTTGATGAAGCACTTATTAACATGATGGATCTAGATGAATTAGAGCAAAGGAACATGATTAGAAGCTTCTTTAATCTTATTCGTGGTTTCATAGGTTCTGGGCATCCTATAGTAATATATAGAAAAGATGCTGTAGATCTTAATCCAGTCTATGTTGATATAGATGCATTACCTAATACTGAAGTTATAACAGATAGTGTAAAATTAAATAAATTTATTGTAGAACAATTATAATAAGGGAATATTTTTTTCCTTTATCACCTCTCGATGGGACACCACTCGAGAAGGTCCAGGGTGTACCTTCCACAAACACTCTATTTACCTGGAATCATAATGTCTCCCTTCTGGGGAGACATTATATTATTCGTGAAATTAATATATTTTGTATACATATTATTAGAGTGATTAAGATATAGAGAGGACAATCCTTATAAACCAATGAGCTCTATATTATAGGAGGATATTATGAATAACAGAACATTAACATCTGATGACGTGATTAAGTTATGGGGTAATGGTTTAGTACTTACTACTGATTTTCTTGATACAGTAACTGATGATGGTATTGATACTTTACTGGATATGACAAGACAATGGGTTGGTGGTTTATGGGATGGAGAACCAAATTGGGATGAAGCGTTACATGATTTAGATTTACTATTGGATGTTCAGTTAGATCGTCGTCGTAACAATATCAAGAATAATAAGAATAATAATATAGGAGGTAATATTAATGGATAAAATAATTGATGGAATTAAAATTAAAAATTTAAACGTAACAACTACAGATTTACTAGACGACTTCATTATAAATTTATTCGGTAATCACTTAATGTTTAAGGTACATGTTATGGATACTAAAAATTTACTTCTTGCGATTACAACATTTAAGATTGATGATAACGGTAATGACATTATTAACTTTGATACACCTGCTTGGATACACATTAATGACGATAACATCTTAGACGCTTGGACAGGAAAACTAGATTTATTTACACCTATACATGGAATCAACATTAACTTTTTACATCCTGATTTAGTCAGGGATATACTAACATTAAAGTAACACCCGGCTTCTTCGGAAGCTGGTTCATTTTTTAAATTAAAATATTATAATATAGGAGATGATTTTTTATGGAAAAACAAATTAAAAATGAAACAAAACCAGAAGACAGAAAGGTAATGCCGAAATTTATGTATGTACTAATAGCTCTATTTATAGTTTTAATCATAAATGTTTATTACAAAAACAATCCAGCTAAGTTTGGTAAGATGTTCTTGTACTCTACAGATTTCAAAGAAGATACTGAAGCTGGAGTAGGTTTTCATTGTGTAGTTAATGTTAATAGCGATAGTGATTGGAGTTTAGATATGGGACCAAACGGAAATAATCCATCTATTAAAATAAGAAAAATAGATTGTGAAAATGCTAAACTCTATTATGAAACTGAAAATAGAATGGATATAGTGAAAGTATATGAAGAATATGAAAAGAGAGTAGCTAGATCTGGATTCACTATAACTAATCAAAGAGATATAGATGAATTCATGGATAGAGTATCAATCTATGGATCTACGATAGGATATGTACCTGTAATGGTAGGTATAGAAGATGTAGAAGAGTCAGGTAACTGAATAAAATTTTAAGGAGATGGTTATATGAAAAACATGATCAGATTCATTGATTTAGGAAAAGTTGGATTTATTTATAAAATAAAGGATACTAGGAATGAAGATATAGAATACCCAGTGATATTTTTCCAATCCCTTAACTATAATCTATTAGATCATTTTGGTTCAGTAGCATTGGAAACTAAAGTACTAGAAGATATAGATGTATCTCAAAATAATGGATATATGAACTTTAATGATAGAATAATTAAGTATCCTAATTACAGTACAATAATGGGTTATTTAAAAGAAAAATACGGTAGTATACAATATGATAGTACAATAGAAGAAATACCGTACTGGAGTGAAGAAGAGTTACCTAGACTGATTGATAATTTTACTAAATGTTTAAAGAAAAGTTTACTGCAATCTACAAAGAGTAACTTAGAAGAACTAGAAGCAGAAGCTAGACGAAAGGTAATAAGAAATAGATAAATAAAAAAAAACTAAATAGGAGATGATATAAATGGAAGATAAAAGAAATGTATTTGAAAATGTAAGAAAGATATACAAAGTTATGGGAGAACTATCTATAGAAAATATGGAAAACCCATTAGAAGTAAATAGAATATTAGGGAGAGAGTTTTTTCCCAATATGAATGATTTCATAGAGAGTGTTAACACAACTATGAATGATTTGAAAAACATCTATGATGAAGCTATTAAAAATAAAGAAAAACTATTCTATGATTCTATCGAAGCATTGAAGAGTGAATTAAGAAAGGAAAACTGTAGATTCGATATTGTTGATGGACAAATAGTTAAACTCTTTAAAATTCAATATGGAAAATATGTTGAAAATTACGGTAATAACAGTATCATTGTAACTAGAATAAAAATAAAATTTAATATAGATGGGTCATATAATGATTTCATACATGTTGAAGTATATAGAGAAGGTATGTCATTTATAGATGATAAATTTGTTACTTCTGGTAATATTATTAAATATGAAGAAGACATATACATTAGAAATATATTACCACATTACGAGTATGATACACCACTATTTAGAGACGAATCTATAGTGGAAGCTATAATAAATGACGATCATTTATATAAATATATAGAAAAATCATTTATTTCTGGATATATTCATTATGATTCAAAAGAAAAGGCATCTTTACTCAAAGGGTTTGTAGAATCAGATTCTTGGGATACTCATATGGAGCCTATAGATGAGAAAGGTACATTTATAACTGTGGGTATACAGTACTGGAAACCTGAAGGAATTAATCAAGCACAATATTCTATATATGCTAGAGAATATAGAGAAAAGGATATAAAGATTGAAAATAAATAAGGAGGAATTATTATGAAAAAAATTATTTTAGGAATTATATTTTTATTAATGAGTGTTATCAGTATCAGTGAAATAAAGGATAGTCCGTATTATCCAAAAATAGATTTTCCTACGGATATTTCTTATAATAAATCTGGGTATGAATGTTTCTCACCAAAAGGGAAATATGTCTGGCAAAAAGATGGAATATACATGAGGGAATTCTACTGTGATCATAGACGAGCTAGAAATCAAACAAATAGAGATTTCATGTATCTTATTTATGAAACATGGACAATGAGAGGTGAATATGTTGTTATAAAAAATAAATATTTAAGACATAAAAACGATTTAAATTTTAGAAATGATAAAACAATTTATTTTAAATTACACGTACCAAAGTTATATAATGATTAAAAAAAAAGAAAGAAGGAATACACGGTGAAAAAACTATTATTAAAATTAATGTGCAAAATTGATCCTATATTCTCTGATCAATATTATATAATGGAATTATTAGAAAGATCAGACAGATTAGAAGAAGAAATAAATAATTTAGATAAAGTATCTGAAAATGAAGTTTATCTATGTAAAGCGAAAGAGAATAGTTATATCATATCAGTATTAAAATTAATGAATGAAAAAGATATACCTCGTGGTAGTGCAACTAAATATTACAGGAAGATGAAATTACCTGAAGTAATGATAGAATATCTATCACAAAGAAAGATGATGTATTTAAATGATTTAAATCATATAGGAGCTGGTATGAAAGAAGCTTCAGATAGAATTAGATCTAAAATAAAAACTATTGATGACTTAATTTTAAAATATAGAATGGAGGATTAATAAATGGAAGAAATTACAAATGATATGTTCTTAGAATATATTGAAAAAATTAAAAAGGAGAATACTCCAGATAACCTAGATAAAAATGAAAAATATATAGTAAAAATAACTTCTGTTAATAAAGGTGTCATGTTCTTAGAAGTTACTGATGTATGTATAATTCCTAAAATGGAGATGTATAATAAACCTATATTGGAAATAGCAGTATCTAAAAAGAATGTGATGTGTGAAAAAGAAATATTTAAAGATACATATCCATTCATAAATGTTAAAGAATCTATAGATATCGATTCAGTAGAATATTATCATGATCATGGTATATCTTTCTTCGATAATATTGATCATACAGTAGAAGATACACTAGATAATGATCTTTATTGTTATTTATCTGATGTTATATTAGAATCAGCTAAAGATAAGAATAAATTAGATTCTTCAATTACTGACGAAGATGTTATTAAAAGTAGAATGATATCTGGATTTTTAGATGATAATATATGGAAGAAAACATACGAAGAAAAAAGAAAGGATGTATTCACTAAAATGTCCATGAGTACATTCATACCTATATTTAATACGTGTGGTGTATTATCCAATGAATCTAATCTTAAATAGGAGGACTAATATATGAGTAAAATAAATATTATTAAAATTAAAGACGTTCCTCAATTCTATGATATTACTAATAATAATATCAAAAGAATGACGGAAGATGAAATTCTAATAAGGGAACTTCCTAATACAAGAAGAGGAATTATTCAGAGTATTTTTGACTTTGTTAATATTCATAAAAAGAAAACTAAAAAAGAAAATACTCAGAGAGAGTTCATTTCTTTACAGAGAAAATTATCTTCTAATATTCTGAGAATAGAGGAAATTAAATTAAGACAGGAAGAATTAATAAGATACAATGAACTTGATATAGAGGAATTAGATAGACAAAATAAAAGTATCTTATACAAGTTAGATATATTAAGAGAAAAGATAACAAAAGAAGATGAAGACTTAAATAGATTTGAGAATAAGCTATTTAAGTACAAAAATAAATAATAAAGTCCTCCCAAACGGGAGGACATCTTCTTTTTTTTTCATTAAATTACATCATTAAATATGTATTCATCCATATCATCTATTTTAACTACTCTTTGTGTCATATTGTGTGTAGATTTCATTGTCATTCCTAATAAGTTAGATCCAATTATACTAACGAAGAATCCTACATTTATAGTTTCTTCATCCATTAGTTCAAACATCATTTCTCCACAACATTTTCTACAAATACCTTGTTTACTTTTACATCCCATAGGAGTTCTTTTCTTAACCGGTACTCCTAAATATTTATTAACATTTTCTGTAGTAACTAATACTTCTTTATTACCGTCTTTAACCCATCTACCTAAGATGTCTTTCTCATTGTAATCTGTAGTTTCCAGATAAACTGTACTACCACAATCTCCTGGGTGAGCAACTGTACTTTGTAATGCAGCTTGGAATTTCTTAACTATGTATCCTCCTTGTTGTGTTTGTATAGCTCTTCCTCCGGCACCAAATATTTGCATATTAGTATTAGCTAAAACTTCTTCTGTTTTTAATCCTTCCTTAAGTGAACTCTGTATTAATTCTGTACCACCGGCTACTGACGGTGCAGCTCCTACAGAAACCTTTAAGTTCTTATATTGGTTACCCCATTTCGTTTTAGCACCACTTTCAAACATATCTGCCATAGAATCATCTTTATAATATTCTTTAGAAAATTCTACCATTTCATCTTCGAAAGCTCCCATAGCAGTTATATCTCCGGCATCTAATCTTTCTTGATACTTAGCCTTAACCTCAGCTCTCTTCTTATTATAGACTTCATCATCTTTTACTAATAAATCATAAGTAAGACTACTAGCAGTTAATGTACATACACCAAATCCTAAGTTATCAGTCTTATTCAATATACCTTTGTAATCATCTATAGTAATTTCTTTTTTCAGTAATCTATCACCATACATGTTGAATAATTTCTTAATAACTCCACTAGTTACATTTACATTTACAAACTTATGATCTTTAATATGATTAAATACTACTTCATTGAAGACTACTCTTCCTAAAGATGTTCTGTTAACACCTTTCCAGTTCACTAATTGAGAGCATCCATATTTACTCAATAGATCTAATATCTCTCCTAATTTATATCCGTCTTTAACAAAGAATTCTTTTATCTCATTATTTATTTTATCATTCAATGGCTTTGCATTTTTACTATCTAATTTAGTCAAGTTAAATAATCCTTGTGCTCCTTCATTATGTATACTACGTGTAGTAGTTCCATCTAAATACATCAATGATACAGGTTTATTATTGTATTCATCTATTTCATTTACAGCTTCTTTACTGTATACTGCTTTAGAGGATATTTTATCACCCAATATATGCTGACTATATCTTCCAACTCATATTTCAGAGTATCTGGTACGTGCTTCCACACCTCCTCTAATAAGGTGCCACATGGATTTTAGTGGACTATACTGTGCTTTAAGTATAGTTGTACTATGTAAACTTATTGAGGTTTACACCCTAGTCGATGAACCTTCTCCATACTAATATAAATTAGCTACAGGAGCTCGGCGGCTGATTGGACAAGTATGTCTCACGACAGCTCTACAGATAACTTCTCAAACATTCACACTCACCGTTTCCAGTCATGCTGTAGTGTTATCTTTTCGTCTTTCCAGCAATTCTCGTACTTTTACTATGACAGTGTTGTTAAAAATTCATGTGTAGTTTTTCCGAAAGTTTGTTCTTCTTCAATCCATTCATTTTTATTTTTGTTACGGAATATAAATGGTAAATTATTAACTTCACACCATTTCTTAGCTTCATCAGATTTGAGTAGTTGTGATACAGCATAAGTATCTCTTTTCATAGAAGATCTAATCTCATGTAAACTTTTCTTATCTTTATAGTATAAACTAAATATAGTTTCTTTTTCTTCTCTAGGCCAGTTTTCATGGAAAGTAGTTTTACGTCTATTATTTTCTAAGTTAGTTATCCATCTCAAGTTATTTATATCGTTATTAAGTATATTCATATCAATATGATCTACTTGATATATAGAGAAGTCCATTCTATTAGAAATACGTCCTAATATACCTCTACTATAAGATTCTAATAATAATCTATGTACCGTAATAGATAACTTGGATTCAGGTAAGTATAACTTAACTTTCAAATAACCTCTTCTTCCATCAGGATGAGCCTTTAATTCCTTTAGAACACCTTTAGCTCTAGAGAATACTCTTCCATCTAGAGATACCATGTATCTTTGTCCAACATTAGTATCAGGACCTAGATTGATAGGTATTAAACCACCTTCTACTTTAATCTCAATTCCGTTTAAATCTAAAATTCTTTCGTTCATTTTAATTCCTCCAATAAAATAGTATTTAATAAAATATCATAATCCCAAATATTTTATCATACTACTATGTTGTAAGAATAAAAATATTCTACACAATAACATTTTTAAGGTAATTTATCTTTTATCATAATCTCCATCTAATCCTTCGAGCATCATATTTGAGAATCTGACGGTCTCATCAAATAAAGATGAGTCTATATTATCCTTAGTCTTTAATCCTGGGTTAGGATAATACTTCATATCATAAATTAATTGATCATTACTAGGTATGTATATTTTCATATTACCTACATCTTTTATAAATGTTCCTACTTCTATTTTACTATATAATAATGAATCTTTACCTATGATAGGATATCTAGTAGTAACTATACGGGAGTTCTGTCTAAACATCTCTACTGCTAAGTAAAATAATTCTATAAATGTTAAAGGTCTAATCATAGAAGATTCTTCTTCTGTCTCATCATCTATAAAATCAAATCTAAGATCTATAGTTCCTCCAGTAGGAGTTGGTACAGCATCTAGTCTATGAGCGAATGTATTAGAATAAGTTTCTACTTGGTCTTCTATCCATTCATCAGTATAGAATGCTTCAAATTCATCTACATCTACATTACCCATTAATCCTTTTTCTCTAAAGGATTGTAATAATTGGTGTGTAGCACTTACTGTATGTACAGGATGCATATCTAATATGTGGTGTAAAGGTACTATAGACTTATCTAAGTTATATCTAGTATCTCCTATAATATCGCTACGCTTTATTTCTGGAGCTGTTATTATTACTCTAGCTGCGTTATCTATAGAACGTCCCATAGCTAACTGTCTTTGTGCTCCGTCTTTACCAAAGTTCATATTAGATAAATAGTCAAAAATATTCATTAATAATCCTTGTATCTTAGTATCTATAAAAGAATCATTAAGTGTAGAAGATACCATTCTCTTTTTAAAAGAGGTAGCCTTTATTAGATCAATGTAGAACTGGTTAAGCTCATCTATCTTAATAGAATGAGATGTAGTATCTACATCACGATAATGTAAAGGTATAACAAGGATATTTTTAATAAAGAATTCTTCCCTCTTCAGGGAAGTATAAGCTTCTTTCATTTTACGAGTTTGTAATTTGTTATTCTCACTATTTTCTAATTTAGTAAATCTTATTCTATCGAAGTTATCATAGAACCATTTAAGTCCAGTACTTCCTCCTTCAGCTTCAGAAGAAGGTTCTAAACTTCCGTCTTTAGCTATTTTATAATAACGAGATCCATCTACTATACCGGCTAATTCACGGAAGAGTCTACGAGATATATCAAATGTAGCAGGATCTATAAATGGTCCTCCTAATGAGATATATCCACATCTTTCTCTTCTAACATCACCATAACCAAATATAGAAGGATCAAATAAAGTACCAAGACCTTCGATGTTAAAGTTAGTAACTTCTTTAATCTGGTACTTTCTGTTATATTTATTAAAATTAAGCGTTCTTAATTCCATATAACATTCTCCTTTCTAATTATTTATACAATCATTCCGTATCTATTTAACGTTTTTCCCTGAGCTTCTAATTCTTTAAGGAATTTATTCCAAGTTTGTTTATTATCTCTAGGATTAACTTTATTACCTAATTTTTCTTCATAAACTTTATTTATTTCATCAGTAAATTCTTTCTCCACTTCAGATGGTTGGTTACTTTCATATCCTTTTACTTGTGCTTTTATTTGTTCATCTAAAGCATTTTGTGCTTGTATCTTAGTTCTATATCCATCTATTAAATCATCTAGCATTTTATTATATGATGGTGCAATATATTCTGCTATAATAAATTCATTTAATTTAACTGATTCTAAATCATACAGTAATCCTAGGTCTTCATATAATGTATCTTTATTTATAATAGCTCTTAAATTCTCAAAAATAATTTTCATATCATCTTGTCTAGTCTTTCTATTGATATCTTCTATTACTATATCAAAGGAATTATCTTGATTAGGTACTAAGTATTTTCCTAATACATATTTATCCATAACTTGTTGAGCTAAATGTTTAATTCTAAATTCTATTTTATCTACATCTAAATTTAATCTTAATTGTGCTCTATCTATTCTATCTCTATTAATCTTTCTTTCATTGTCTAATTGTGTACTTTGTACTTGTAAATCATTTAAGACTTCCTGTCTTAATTCTTCTCTTAATTTATTAATATCAATATCTGGTGTTTCTTTAGTGTAAAATCTTTTCATAACATATAAGTGTAAATGTAATAATCCTAAAAAATAAGCTGGTAATAAAAATGTCACTAAAATCAGTGTGTTCATCATGTTAAATCCTCCTAATTGTTTATAAAATTTATAGAAATTTGTTTCCTGAATTGGCTTTTACAGAAACATCCCAGGTATTAAAACTAAGGAAAGGAGAGTGAAATCTATTGGAATTAAAGGACATTGTGAGAGGAGTAATTATAAAAAGAGGTATTCTAGCAGAGAGAGAAGATGATAGAGTTTATTCACAAGTAGGTGTTAGTCCATATGAATTATTTGATGAATATAAAAATGCTTACAACAAAACGGACTCTGTTTCTTCTTATAAGTTCACTACTAACGATCTTAAGAAATATACAGAAGATATAGAATCTATCAGATATATGTTAAGAAATCCAAATAGTATTAGATATTATTTAACAAAAGAACAGTTAGAGAACTTATTAACTCTTAAGAGAAGAGAAACTTTAAGTGGATACGTAGAATTAAATAATTACTATAGAACTCTCATGGGGTTACCTAATATAACATGGAATAACGGTGCTCCTAAAATAGATGACACACAAATAATATATTCTCCAAAAGTAGATGGTGTAGACAGTAAGACACCTATACATAGATTGAGTAAGAGTGAACAGAATATCTTACGTAATCTAGGTGTATTGGATGTTATATATGAAACACATGGATTTGAATGGATAAAATACTTAGGATTAGAAATAGATATAATGAAATTAAGAACTGCTAAAAATTTCGATATAGTTTACTCTGATTATGATATACCTCAAATGGATCAATTCGTTGATCTATATAGGGATATAAGAAATAACTATATGGTGAACTATTATAAAGAATATGATGTTTATCAATATCAATTTTATGAACCTACAGTATGTTTACATCTTATAATGACTGCTTTAGCCGCTGTCAATGCTGATAGTATTTTTTCATTACAAATAGATGAAAAGGATTTGTATACTTTATTTGAATCTTTTGGACTACCTAAATTTAAATTTAATAAAAGTTATTTATTAAAATTAGCATCTAAAATAAATACATTATTAGAAAATAAAGGTACCAATTATGGATTAGATAATATAAGTAAAATATTTGATTCAATATCAATATTTAAATATTTTTTAATAAAGAAATTAAAATTTAATGGAGCTAATACTATAACAGCAGATACTAAGAATGAAGATAAATATGATTTATTCTTTGTTAGAGCTCCTTTATTAGAAGATGATGTTTTTAAATATAGTGATAAGGAAGATAATCTAATTCCATTTAATAAAGTAGTAGAACAAGATCCTCTCTGGGGATTCGAAGATGATAATCTAGAAAAAGAACTAATGAATGAGGATTTCTCATTTACAGAAAGTAAATATCTAACATTAGAAAATAAAGTTAATATCGTCACATTCTCTTTAGAATGTGCTTATTTTTACCGTTATGTAATAGAACATGAGAAACAATTCGGGAAGATAAATTTCTATTTAGATACAGTAGATAAGAATGCTAATCTATTAGAATTAATAACTTACTTACAAGTATTAGTATTTAGAAAATATCAAATACAACCTGATATACCTGATAATATGAATAGTGTATTATTTCTATATGCTATAAAAAATAAAGTAGATTATACTAAAGTAAAGAGACATTTTAAAGAACATTTTAAATGGCATAACGATCCTACATTACGTCAGAATATAGATGATCTAATAGATATACTAGATGGACAGAACGTAGACTTTAAACAAGCGTTAGACATATTTGAGACAAATTATAATGTTATACAAAGATTGTATGATCTAAGAAAGAAAGTTAAATATAGAGATGATTACGACGCTATAACTAGTGCTATAAGAGCTATATCTTATGGAGAGAAAATACCTGAATTATATAATAACAAAACTAACTTAGAAGAATTCTTATTCTCGTATACACCAGAAGGTAATAAATTTAGACTAAGATTACTGGAGTTAGAAAATTCACCAGAGAAAATACAAGCTATAAATCATGAGATAACAGAAATGATAAATCAAATGAGATCGTATATAATTGAGGTAAGACATAGAAGAATAGCTAATATATTTAACAATATGCAAAATATGTATTCTGATATAGACTTGATAGGATATCTAGAAGAAATAATAAATTTCTTTAAATCTTATACACAAGATCTTATAAGTAGAGGATTCACATATGTTGTAGATGACTTAGAAGATCAATTACAAATTACTGAGAGAATAACATTATTCTTAGAATTAGAGGATTGGGAAGTTGTATTGTTATCATCATTGATGAATAAATATAATAAAGAACTTGTAACATTAATATCAGAAGGACTATTCTCACATTCTGAAACTATTATACAGAATGAATCTATAACTATGATAGACAAGTATAGTGGAATAAGTAATGTAGGAGAAAGTGTAATGAAATTATTATAAGGAGGAAATAATGAATATAGAAGGAAGAATAAGAGAGGTTATTCAAACTAAAGAAAACTATCTTAAATGGAAGAAAGATCAATTACTTAAAAAACAGAGAGAAGAAGGTAGTAAATTACTTACCGCTATAAGTAAAAAGATAGTAGATAAAAATGGTAAAGAATTATTCCAACCTATTACTAGTAATGCTCTATTATTAGGTGGAGCACAAAATATTATAAATAATATCTATTATAACATGGTACCATCTGAATTTACTGAAATAAGAAATTTAGATAATGAACCAGGAAGTAACTTCGAAGGTACAGTAAAATATACATCTGATAAAAGAGTTATATTTGGATATGGAATAGGTAATGACGGTGTAGTAGGATTAGACGAAGCTCCAGTTATTAAATATCAAAAAGGATATGATTTAAATAAACTAGTAGCTTTCCAGACTATACCGATAGCTGATGATAATCCAGTAGAAATGCATAAGCAATATGCTATGAGACATGTTGATACTGGAGCAGGGTATGTATTATATTATATTAAGAAAACACCATTCTCTTTAGAGAATATAACTACAGATGGAACAAAGATACCTAATAACCCACATGATAACTACAATGGAAAATTAGACGTTACTTCTAGAGTATCATTTAATGTACAAATTACTAGAGATGAATTGGTGAAATGGTTTGGATATAAATATAATACACAAGTAGGAGCTTTAATGAATAGTATAATATTATTCGCTGGTAGACCTTGTGAAGTTACTATAAGAGGACAGAAGATAGAAACTTTCAGAGATGTAATAGCGACTAATAGAGCTAATATAGTAGATGTACCTCTAGGTAATACTAATTTGACTTACCTATATGAGTTATTCTACGTTTAGGAGGTTATAATTATGGCAGAAGTATTCAGAGGTGTCGAATTAGAAGATATGCTTAATTTAGAAGGTATAACACATGATCGATACCAAAGTACTTTGATAAACTTTAATAGAATAAATTTAAATAGAGTAATGAACTACATAGATGCTGTAAACTATGGTAAAATGTATGCTTTCTTTACTAAACCAGATTTAAATTTATTTATAGATAATAGAGGACAAATTAATCCTACTATTAAAGCTAACTGTCCTGACTTATATGCTAAGATACAAAAGAATCCAATAGCTGCAGCTGCATTACAAAGTAGTCTATCTCCAGAAGGATCTATAGGTGGACAAGGTTTTATTAATATAATGTCTGCTCTTTGTAATAGTATAGATGTACCAGAAATACATTTGTCACTTAAAGAAGGTCCTGCTAACAGTAAAGGTCAATCTATGAAATATGGAGGAGACTTCCATGAAACTACAGGTGGGGAAGAATTCAATATCGGTTTCATAGATACTAGAGATAGACATATACAGACTATGATGGAAATATGGACTATGTATATAGAAGCTGTAAGTAAAGGTAAAATAGATCCTAAAATGAGTTATATAGCAGATAATAAATTAGACTATGCTATCTCTATATTTATATTCACAATAGACGAATCTTATAATATAATGACACAATTACATATTATAGGAGTATTTCCTAAAGGATTAAATATGCAATTAGCTCAGTATTCTCCTTTAGCATTGGAGGCTGATAAATTTTTAGGACCATTTACTTATCCATTTTATTTTGCTTTCTTAGAAAAACCTAATAGCCATACAGCTATGGAAAGTTTT